TCCCAGAACCCATCCCAGAACCCTCACCAGAACCCCCACCAAGACTGCTTAATGTTACATGGACCGCTAAACCCCTATTATCCGGTACAGGTATTGCCTCTGGACATATTTGTGGGCCTCGGGTTATTAAGTTTTGGTCATGGATGAGATAACGCCTATTGATTTGCCTGATTTGGTGGAAAATCCAAAAAAGGCACCCGGACCGAAGCGCCCGTATCACAAGCCCTCTGAGGTTACACGTAAGACGGTGATGGCTGCTGTCGGGATGGGGTTGGACCAGCCGTCGATTAGCAAGTTGCTGGACATTGCGCCCAAGACGCTGCGCAAGTTTTATCGTGAGGAATTGGACACGGGTGCCGCGCGGGCTAATTTTAGTGTGGCGAAGAGTCTCTACGGACGGGCCAGCGGTGGCAAGGATACGATTGCGAGTATCTTCTGGTTGAAGGCCCGCGCTGGCTGGCAGGATACGACCAAGACGGTGCATGAGGGGTTGCCCGAGAGTATTCGGGTGACGTTTGCGCTGGAGCCTCCGGTGGATAAGCAGGCCAAGATGATTGATGTGACGCCGGAGAAGGCAATCGAGAATTAGGGTTACTGGGTGGATATTGAGATTCCTTATACGCCCCGGCCCCAGCAGCTTGACCTGCACCGGAATGCCAAGAGGTTCAAGATTTGCGTGAGCCACCGTCGCTGGGGCAAGTCCGTCTACGCGGTGACGGAGCTATTGGCGAAGGCGTTGGAGATCAAGACCGAGCGGCATGATGGGCGGTTTATGTATCTCGCGCCGTATTATCGTCAGGCCAAGCAGGTTGCGTGGGATTATCTGGTTTATTATGCCCGCGATTTGCCCGGCACCAAGATTAATCAGTCCGAGCTACGGGTTGATTTGATCAATGGCAGCCGCATTCGTTTGGCCGGTGCCGGGGATGATCCCGATGCGTTGAGGGGAATTTATCTTGATGGCGTTGTATTGGATGAGTATGCCGATATGTCGCCTCGGGTATGGAGCGAGATTGTTCGTCCTGCGCTGGTGGATCGCCAGGGTTGGGCGATATTTATCGGCACGCCCAAGGGCCGCAATCATTTCTGGCGGCTTTATGAGAATGCCGCTGACGACAGCGAGTGGCACAGCGCCATGTACCGGGCCTCCGAGACGGATGTGATCGAGCCCAGCGAGCTTGACGCTGCCAAGCGCGAGATGGGGGATGATGAGTATCAACAGGAGTTTGAATGTTCTTGGACGGCAGCGATCAAGGGTAGTTATTACGGGGGATTAGTGGATGACGCGGACAAGGAAGGGCGTATTTGCCGGGTTGAGTATGATGAAGCGCTGCCCGTGCATGTTGCTTGGGATCTTGGCATCAGCGATTCGTGCGCTTTATGGTTTTTTCAAGTCACTATGGGCGAAGTGCGTGTCATTGATTACTACGAACACAACAACGTAGGACTTGAGCATTACGTCAAGGTGATGCAGGAGAAAGGTTACTGGTACGGCGACGACTGGCTGCCCCATGATGCCAAGGTCCGTGAGCTTGGCACCGGCAGAACCCGCGCCGAGACGCTTGTTAATATGGGCCGCAAGCCCAAGATCGTGCCCTCGCATAAGATCGCGGACGGGATTAACGCCGCCCGGTTGCTATTGCAGCATTGTTATTTCGATGAGCTAAATTGCGAGCAGGGCTTGAACGCGCTGCGCTCTTATCAGCGCGAATGGGACGATGTTAAGCGCGTATTTCGCAAGACGCCGCTACATAACTGGGCTTCTCATGCCTCTGATTCTTTCCGATATCTGGCGATTGCCTACCGTAATTTGAAGCCCAAAGAACCCGAAACGGACTGGCAAGAAGAAATGCTGAAAAAACCATGTCTTGACGACCTGTGGGAAATACATGATTTTGATGAGCGAAATCACACGGAGCCGCGCATCTGATGGCGATTGATTACGGCATGGACGATGGTTTTGATTTTGCCCCGGAAGACGCGGCCGAGATGGGCGGCGTGTTGATGGCCAAGGTAACGGTGAAAACCACCGAGACACCTGGGGACTACAGTGGCGTGGAAAAAGAACTGCCCGAAACCGTCGAAGAAATACCCATACCGCTGCCGGGTCCGGCACCGATGATGATGCCGGTCGCTCCGCCCGAAGATCTCGGCATGGGCATTCCTGCAATTCCGACCCCTGGGATGGCATTGCCGCAACCAATGCCCGCAGGAATGCCTATGGCTGGGATGCCTGGGATGCCCATGCCTGGAATGCCGCTAATGCCGGGACCGATGCCCGGACCGATGCCAGGACCGGGAATGGGAACTGGAATGGGCGCGCAAGCGGCCCAGCAAGTGATGCAGCAATTTGGGCAGGCGTGAGTTTTTGGGAAGAAAAAACGCTTGAAGAGCTATCCCCCCAGGAATGGGAGGATTTATGCGATGGATGCGGAAAGTGCTGTTTGATCAAGATCAGAAGCGATGAAACCGAAGAGGTATTTTATACCGATCTGGCCTGCCGTTTGCTCGATCACGAGACGATTCGCTGCACTGATTATCCAGATCGCCAGCAGCGAGTTCCGAACTGTGTCACATTATCGCCGGAATTCATCCGCAACTGTGACTGGCTTCCCGATACTTGCGCCTATATCAAGCGGGCGCGGGGCGAGAATCTCGAATGGTGGCACCCGCTGGTTTCTGGCAGCGCCGATACCGTGCATAGCGCCGGGATCTCGGTGCGTGGCAAGATAAGCGGAGCGAGTATTAACGATGTCTGACAAAGACGACACACGAGCCGAGCAGGAAAAACTCCTCGGCCCAGCGCGTTACTGGCAGAACGAGCTTGATCAGGCTGGCCAGTTCGAGCGCGATTGGCGCGAGCGCGGCATGCGCGTGGTCGAACGCTACCGCGACGAGCGTAGCAATAGCGGAGTCATCGGACCGCTCAGCAATCGCTTCAACATATTATGGGCCAATACCGAGACATTGAAGGGCGCGTTATTTGCCCGTATGGCTCAGCCCGATGTGCGGCGGCGCTTCCCAGATCCCAATCCGGCTGCGCGTCAGGTTGCGATTCTTCTTGAGCGCACGCTTTCTTACGATCTGGATATTTATGATTCAACGCGCCCGTTGATGGCAGCGCTGGAGGACTACCTACTGCCCGGACGCGGTGTGGTCTGGGTTGTATACGAGCCGATTATCGTCAAAGAAAAGATCAAGATCGAGATCCAAGACGACGATGTCGATATCGTTGAAGAAGAAGAAATTGAGCGGCTTGGCGACCAGCGATGCCGTCTTGAATACGTGCATTGGCAAGATTATCGGGAAAGTCCGAGCCGTCGCCCGGAAGATGTGACGTGGCGAGCGCGCCGCCATCTTTATACTCGCGACGATCTGGTTGGGCGCGGATTCAAGGACGCTTATGAGATTCCGCTGTCATGGATGCCAGATTCGGGACATAGCGAGGACTTCGATGAGATTTATAATCGTGCCGAAGTTTGGGAGATCTGGGACAAGGTAACTCGCAAGCGGTTGTTTATCGCTACCGGCTACAAGGAAGTGCTGGCTGAGGACGACGATCCCTACCAGTTGATCAATTTCTTCCCGACGCCGACGCCTTTGATTGCGGTGCGGACTAATAACACTTCCGTTCCGGTGCCAGAATTTACCCTTTATCAAGATCAAGCCGATGAACTGGACCGCGTAACCAGCCGCATTGCCTATTTGATCGAAGGATTGAAGCGGCGCGGGGTCTACGATTCATCGGTGCCTGAACTGGCGCATCTGGCGAACGCCGGGGACAACGATTTCGTTCCGTCGGATAATTTTGCATCGCTGGCTCAGAAAGGCGGGTTATCGGTCGTCTTCCAGACCGAGGATATTTCTCAGATTTCTGCCGTGCTTCAGGGTCTTTATACCCAACGCGCCCAGGTTCTTCAGATCATCTATGAAGTTACGGGCATCTCGGACATCATTCGCGGCGGCGGCACCAAGGCATCGGAATCAGCGACCGCGCAGCAACTCAAAGCGCAGTACGGATCGATGCGGCTGCGCTTGCGGCAGGACGCCATCCAAAAATACATCCGCGAGCTTTTTCGCATCAAGGCGGAATTGATCGCGGAGAATTACGAGCCGGATATCCTTCAGCGCATCACCGGGATGGAAGTAACCGACGAGATGCTGGAGATCATGCGAAGCGACAAGCTGCGCAGCTACCAGATCGATATCGAGACCGACAGTACCGTGTTTGCTGACGAAGAGGAGATGAAGCGAACGCGGGTAGAGTTTGCCAATACGATGGGTTCGTTTCTGGTTCAGGCTATCGAAGCCACCAAGGCCGCGCCGGAAATCACGCCGATTGCTTTCGAGATACTCAAATTTGTCACAGGTGCCTGGAAGATCGGGCGTAACTTCGAGGACGTGATCGGACAGACTGAAGCGCAGATCATGCAGCAGCTACAAGCAGCCCAGCAGCAACCGCCGCAGCCTTCCCCCGAGGAACGCATCCAGCAGCAGAAGATCGCCGCTGAACTGGAACGTGAGAAGTTGAAACAGGAAGGCAAGCTGGCAGATATCACTTCTCGGGAGCGTAGCAAGTCAGCGGAAATCCAAGAAGAATCCCGTGCCTCGTCAGAGCGCGTTCAGTCCAAGGAAGATCTGGCGATGTTGGACGCAGAACTTAAAATGATGGAAAACCGATGACTTTAGATAAGTATCGGCAGAATTACGATGCGATTGAATGGACGCAGTCAGCGCCATTGCCTCGCGGTAATTCAATTAAATCAGAGAAGGCTTTCGTCGTAATGAAGGACATCGATCCGTTCGTCTCTCCCATTGATGGAAAGATGGTCGGTAGTCGTTCGTCATTGCGCGACCATGAAAGGCGGCATAATGTTCGCCAAATCGGTAATGATTGGGCGGGAAGCGAACGTCCATCCAACTGGGATCGAATAAAGAATGGCAGAAACTGAGACCAGCACCCCGGAGGCGGGGCCAGCGTCAGATACATCAATTACGATTGACGGAGTTCTGGAAAGCGCAATTGGCGGAGTATTCACGGGCGGCGAACCGGAATCAACTCCTAGCGAACCACGACCACTCGCCGGAGAATCAAGTGCGGAAGATATCGAAGTCCAGCCGGACTCATCGGAAGAATCCGCCGAGGGCCAATATGATGACGTAGAGGTCGAGGCCACTCCTGATGCGGAGCCCGTGCCTGATGCCCTTTCTGCGCCAAAAACATGGCCCGCTGAACACCGCGAAGCGTTCGAGCATCTACCCGAAGATCAGCAGGGATTTATGCTGAAACGGGAGCATGAACGGGATGCGGCGTTCACTCGCAAGACGACTGAACTCGCAGAGCAGCGACGTGAAGTGGAGACATTGCAGGGAGTTCTGGCACCGTATAAGTCGCAAATGCAGGCCAACGGCATCAGCGAGGCTGAGTATATCTCGCGGCTGATGAGCTATGACAATGCGCTTAGGCAGAACCCGCAGGCTGCGCTTCAACATCTCGCCCAGCACTATGGAGTTAATTTTTCGTCTGGTGATTCGGGTGTGGATTGGAATGAGGAAACAACTTCCGATCCACAGATTCAGCAACTGCAACAGCAACTGACTCAGACACAAGCACACGTTCAGTCGATGCAGCAATCGCAAGTCAACGCTCAGCAACAACAACTTGTGGATCAGGTTGAGGCTTTCGCCGCATCTAAGGATGCGAAGGGGAATCTCAAGCACCCGCATTTTGAAAAAGTGCGTGAGCGAATGGGGCGATTGGTAAATGCTGGAGAGACCACGGATCTGGAAGCTGCGTATGGCATGGCGCTTCGATTAGACGACGAGCTTTACAAAGAGATCATCGCTAACGAACGCAAGGATGTGGCGGAAAAGGAAAATGGCAGACGTAAGGCGGCTGTCGAAAAAGCCAAGAAGTCGCAACCCGTACACGGCAGCGGATCGCCTCCGGGCGGTACTGTGAAACAGGCCGATCTCGACAACATTCTACGCAATTCGATTGGATCAGCCGTGTCTGGATAAGTTTTGTTGCCCCTTGATGGGAGCAAACAGAAATGGCTACTTCTCCAAATAGTACCTATACGGAGATTGTGACCACGACACTTGCTGGTTACTCCAAGACGATGGCGGACAATGTGACGAACAACAATGCGTTGCTGCGTCACATCGACAAGAACGGGAACAAGATGCCCGCGACAGGTCGTACCATCGTTCAGGAACTTGAGTACGCTACGAACTCGACTACTAAGTGGTATTCGGGTTACGAGGTGCTTGATACTTCAACCAGCAACGTCTTCACCGCTGCCGAGTTTAATTACAAGCAGTTGGCGGGGAACGTGGTGATTTCCGGTCTTGAGCAGGTCGAGAATTCCGGCCCAGAGCAGATATTCAATCTGCTTAAAAGTCGCATTCGGAACCTTGAGAAATCGCTCAAGAACACGATGGCGACCGCACTCTATGCGGACGGCACCGGCACTGATTCGAAGGAAATTGGTGGGCTGCAACTGCTGGTTCCCGGCACCGTGGGTAACACGGTTGGCGGCATCAACAGCGGCACCTACACGTTTTGGGCGAATCAGGTTTACGACTTCTCGACGGAAACCGTCACCGCTTCCGCAACCACGATTCAGACGGCCATGAATACTTTGTGGCTCGCCTGCATTCGCGGCGCGGATCGGCCAGATGTGATCGTTGGGGACACGACTTATTTCGGATACTACTGGGCGTCGCTTCAGACAAACCAGCGGTTCACCAGCGATGAGTCGGCATCGGCAGGATTTATGAATCTGATGTTCATGGATGCTCCGGTGTACTACGACGATCAGTGCCCGACGACTAAGATGTACTTCCTCAACACGGATTATCTGTTCCTCAGATATGCCGAGGGACGGGAATTTGTGCCTCTTGGTGAGAAGGCTTCTGTCAATCAGGATGCTCTTGTTATGCCAGTTGCATGGGCCGGTAATATGGCCGTCAGCAACCGCGCACGGCAGGGTGTCATCCAAGCCTAGAGGAGGATTTAATGCCATATACAACCCAAAGCGCGGTTGGCATTGACTTCGACGGCGGGACGGAATCAACCGCGTCGCAGGCGATTGGTACGAGAATGGTGGCAAACGATGCTTCTGAGTGGCTCTATGTAACAGCGGGCAGCGCTATCGCCCAGTATGACGTAGTCGCCGTTACTGAGGCATATTCTGCTGTTCCGATTACCAAAGCGCTTGTTGATTCGGGCGAACTTGTCGCATCGGCCCCGGAAGCGATTTCGAGCGGGGAGTATGGATGGGTTCAGATGGGAGGCGTTTGCACGATCAACGTGCTGGCGTCTTGTGCCGCTGATGCGATCCTGTATTCCAGCGCGACTGCTGGAAGCCTGGATGATACTGCAACTTCTCAAACGAGAGTTGATGGGATCAAGCTGACAACGGCACGAGGAGGAACAGCAGGAAGTGCTGCTGGTCTTGCTTCGTATCCCAAGTCGTTTGTGATCTAAGAAAGGGAGCGGGGGGTCTTGTGGCCCCCCGCAACTGCTTATGAGCAATATTCGCGTTGAGATATTTGCGGGCGAGGACGGATCTCCTGATCTGGTTGAGATACACAGGGTCGGAGATATGAATACCGTTTTGTACAAAGTCTCTGAGAAAGAAGGCTATCTAAAGGAGAATTTCCCCGCCGAATATGCCGCCTACAAAGAGGGCGGCAGCGGGAAGGTGCGACCGAAAGGCACTCCCTTGACTGAGTTGAAGGGCGTTGGGACACGCAAGCAAGAAGTCTTGATTCACCAGGACGTGAACACGGTCGAGGAGCTTGCCGATCTATCGGATGCTTCGGTTGGCTCGCTAGGCGCGGGGACCATCGATCTTCGTAAAAAGGCCCGAGATTATATTGCTGATCGTGAAGGAATGAGGCCGGTACAGGCAGTCGGATGACCCTACTTACGATCTGTCAGGACGCCGCCAAGCTAATCGGCATTACTGCGCCGGATGCGGTTACGTCTTCGACCGATACTTCGACAATCCAGCTTGAGGCAGTGGCGAATCAAGAAGGCCGCGCCCAGGTTCAGAAATATCGCTGGGAAGTCCTGATCAAGGAAGGTAGCCATACGACAATTGCCGCCGAGAGCCAGGGGGCAATGACGACCATCGCTACGGATTTCGGACGTTTCAGCAATAACACGATGTGGAATCGCACCACGAATCGGCGGTATTTCGGCCCGATTACCGATTCGGAGTGGCAGCGGATACTCGCGGTCGTGAGCGGAGGTATTACAAATTATTTCAGGATTCGGGGCGGTAATTTACTGATGCACCCGACTCCTACGGCGGGAGAATCGGTCAAATTCGAGTACGTATCCACGGATTGGGTGGATACATCGGGCGGGACGACGGCCAATGCCGATAAGTTCACCGCTGACTCGCAAACGACAGTTTTGGAAGAAGAACTGGTGATTTTGGGCGTGGTCTGGCGATTCCTCAAGCTCAAGGGCCTACCTTACGACCAACAGTTCGTTGATTACCAGAATCGAGTGTCGGAATATTCCGGTCACGACGGAGCCAGTCCCATCGTACGAATGGGGGGTCCGAGTCGGGCAATTCTGGCGCTTAACGAGCCAGAAGGAAGTTATGGCGGCGTTTAACTGAAGGAGAGAAATGATGCCGAATTTTGGTGGTATGGCGTATTCGAAAAAGGGGAACAGCAGCATGAAAGCCAACCCCAAAGCGACGACCTCTGCTGGAGGGAGTCCGTTTTCCATTACTGGGCCGGGGCATGCAGCGGCGGACAAGGCCAAGGTCAATCCGGGCACGTTCAATGCGGCATCCGCGACGGATAACTACGCCGCTTCAGGCAGTGCGACGCTTCCCGGCGGTGCCAAGACGGCCTAGCCAATGGCGCGAGATCTCTACGGCGAACTGCTCTCGAATGCGCTGAACAGGAAAGCGCCACGGGACCATTTTGCCGCCTATATCAACCCCAGAGAGGCTGCGATGCTGCGCTCGCAAGGCGGCGGCGTTGCTCCGGGCGGCGGCCAGTATATGGCGAACGGACTGCCTGCATTTATAGAAGATGTGGGCGAACAAGCATGGTCTGGTCCGTCTGGTGTGGCTACGACTGCTGAGTTCGGGCCTTTGGCTGCCGCATTAGCCACGGTTCAAGCGACAGCGCCAGCTGCGCCGCCTGCCCCATCCCCAACCCCAGCAGGTTGGGCCGGGGGATTCCACGAGACAATGGCCCAGTATGGGCTGGCCGACCGAATCGGTCAGCATGAGGCGGCGGTAGAGGCTGTGGAGGCATACAGGAACAATAATCTAAGAGAAGACTGGAACCTTTCTACTCTACAGGAATTGAATGCTAGAGCGCTGACGCTTGATCCTGATTATGAAACGCGAGCGGACGAAGAGAATCAGGCTTTATTTTCTCGACCGATTAGCGATTACGGTACTGGCCAATATTCACCGGCTGCGATGTTGTCCGGTCAGGGTGCTACGGCACAACAATCCTATGATGTTAACCAACAGTCAGAGTCCGGTGGATATGCCATAAACGATCCATCGTCAGACGTATCGGTTCCGGCGGGATACCACATGGGATGGTTCCCGTCGGTAATGGGCAGTCTGATCGGCATGGCGAATCCGGCTATAGGAGCCGCATCTATGCTTGCTGGCTACCCAACCTTGGGAGCTAGGGCAATGCGTGGAATTAGGGAGGAAATCCCTGAAATTGGTCAAGTGGCCGACTTTTTCGCCGCTCCGGGTCGGCTGGCGGCGGATCTTGCAGGCCAGGGCTTCGCGCCGGTAGGTAGGGCACTTACAGCGGGGGTACAAAGATTAGGAGATGTTTTGGGGGGCGTAGGAAGCGGTGATCCTGTTGTAGCGGATTCCGGCGCGCTCTCACGTTCGATGGCTGGATTGCCGGAGGGTGGATTTGATCCCCCGTTTGTTCCACCGCAGCCTGAACCTGTCCCTTATGCGGGGGGTTCCCCGGGTGTGATTGGTTCAGGCGAGGTCCCGCAAGGCGGGAAAGAGGTGGCAGGCGAGGTATCGCCCGAAATATTGGCCCGTCTAGAGGCCAATGCAGCCGCAGCAGAGGAGCGGCTTCGAAGAATGGGAATGTTGGCGTAATGGGTACATCGCCTCTTCGCATAACTGGCGCTAACGCCACAATTCCAGCCCCAATCGGGGGGTTGAATACGCGTGATTCTGTGGATTTATTGCCGCCAACGGATGCGATCAGGCTCGATAATTTCTTCCCGGCTCGGTCTCATGTTCAGGTCCGCAACGGTTACGACGATCATGTGACGGGGCTTCCAAGCACCGTTCAAAGCCTGATGGTTTATAATTCCGGCACCGCGAATACGATGTTCGCAGCATCCGGCGCAGCGGTTTACGACGTGACATCTGCCGGGGCGGTTGGCTCGGCGGTTATCACCAGTCTGAGCAATGCCCAGTTCCAGTGGAGCAATATCACCACCTCTGGCGGGGCGTTCCTGTGGATTTGCAACGGCGAGGATGCCCCACGCCATTGGAACGGCAGTGCTTGGGCCACGCCGACCCTCTCGGGTGTCACGGCGGCGAATATCGTTAATGTAACGCTATTCAAGGAACGTCTGTTTTTCGTATTTAACGACTCTCTGACTTTCGGATTCCTGCCGGTCAACGCTGTCGCGGGCACCGTTGCAGAGTTCGATCTGGGCAGCGTTTTTGGTCGTGGTGGTCAGCTACAGGCTATCGGAACGTGGACACGGGACGGCGGCGCAGGGCCGGAAGATAACGCGCTGTTCTGGACCGATGAAGGCGAAATAGCGATGTACGCCGGGACCGATCCAGCGGACGCAACCAAATGGTCGCTGGTTGGCGTTTATAACGTGGGCCGTCCGATTGGACGGCGCTGTATTCTGAATGTTGGCAGCGATTGCTATCTGATCACCGAGAACGGCGTGTTGCCGATGACTCAGGTGCTGGGCACCGGAGAGGCTGCGCCAAACCTCGCGATCACCGACAAAATCAGCGCCACATATAATGAAGCAGTGGTGAGCTTTGCTGCCACTTTTGGTTGGGAGGGCGAGTTATATCCGCGCGGTGGATACGGTCTTTTCAATGTCCCGGCCAGCACTGGCGGCAATTTCAATCAATACGTTGTGAATCTCGAAACGGGATCCTGGGCGAGATTTACCGATCAGAATGCCTATACCTGGGCCGTACTTAACAGTGATCTTTATTTCGGCGGCAATACCAAGGTTCACAAGGCCGATTCAGGCCCAGACGATGGCGGAACTGCGATTGCGGCATCGGCCAAGACGGCGTTTATTTATTTCGGAGGTCGTACCGGGCCGAACCGCTATACCGCGATTCGTCCTGTGATGGCGTCTGATGCGGCGCTTACTGTGAGCATCGGATTTGACGTTGACTATGCTGACGGCACTTCGACGCTGACGCCGTCGACCGGGACATCAGATGCGGCAACCTGGGATGTCGCTGCATGGGATACGGCGGCGTGGGCCGCGCCAATAAATACTAAACTCGAATGGCTCAGCGTATCCGAGATTGGATGGAATGCTGCCGTGCGGCTTCGCACCCAGACATCAGCCCAGTCGGTGCGTTGGCTGGCGACAGACGTTCGATTTGAGCAAGGAGTAGGTGGGTTTTGATCATATCCGATGAAATGTGGGACATCTTGGCCCCCTCGACCGAGCCTTACGAAGATATCACCCGTGAAGATCTTGAAAGCGGTTTGGAGAGCGGTGAGTTTGTGATGTTCAAGGGTGAGCGTTCCATAGCGGTGACCTGTTCGTATGGCAGTTCTCTGCGAGTCGGCCTAGCAGGGGGCGAGTTGGACGAACTCTTGGGCATGGAAAAAGCGATTTGTTTGTATGCCCGTGAAAAGGGATTTTCTAGCGTAGAGATCATAGGCCGTCCGGGTTGGGAAAGGGTGCTTCCGAATTACGAGAGGACGGCTGTTTTGCTGAGAAAGGAGCTAAGTCATGGGCTTCATTAGGGATCTATTTAGCTCCCCCAAACCGCCACCGCCGGTTGATTACGGCGCTATCGGGCAGCAGCAAAATACTGCCAACCTAGAAGCGGCGCGTCTCGGTGCGAGGCTAGCGCGGCCTGATGTGGTTTCGCCTTATCAAACCACGACCTTTCGGGAGACTGAGCCGGATCGATATCTCGCAGCGACCAGTCTTGCGCCGGAATATGAGCGGCTACGAGCCGGTGAGGCGGGTATTCAGGAGGGGCTGCAAGGACTGGCCCAGCAGAGGCTGAGGGATGTTCCGGCATCGCCATTCACGACCGAGGGGATGACTGAGGAACCGGCTTCGTTTCAATACTCTACCGTAGGCGCGCAGCCAGCCTATTCCACCGAGGCAGCGACTTATGCGCTGCCGGGATATGCCGATCTAAATACTTATACGAGCAATGCTGCCGATGAGTTTTTCAACAGGGCTATGGCCCGGTTGAATCCGCAATTTGATCGAGCGCAGCGCGGATTGAGAACGCAGCTTATCAATTCCGGCATTCCCGAAGGATCTGACGCTTATAACGAGGAAATGCGGCTGTTCGACCAGCAGAAAAATGATGCCCTGGCTGATCTCGCGAGTCGGTCGATGTTTGAAGGCCAAAGGCTGCAAAGCAACATCATGGCGAACATTCTGGCCGGACGCGGTCAGCAGCTAGGCGAGATCACCAGTGAATACGATATTGCCCAGCGGCGTCGTGCTCAGGGCATATCTGAAGGCGAGCGTCAGGTTGCCTTGGACAGAGAGGCTCGGGATCGGCAAATCGCTGAAGCGATACGATTGCGTCAGCAGCCCTTGAGCGAGCTATCCGCGCTGATGACCGGCACAACCCCGTTTACACAGGTTGCCGCAGCCGGACCGTCGCCCATAGCGCCGACTGGGGGGCCAGCGCCAGTCGATCTCGGTGCCATTACGGGTATGCAGCAG